TCTCGTAAATCAGAGAGGTTTACTCGGGAATGGTGGCAGGCACCTGACTACAAACCTGATGGTCTTAAACTCGGTTCCGAAATGTGGGAGGAGATTAACGAACGCAAAGAATACTTTACAGTTAACTATCCATTTCCCGGCCTAGACAAGATGACATACGGTTTACGACTAAGTGAAATGGTTGTAATCACTGCTGACACTGGTGTTGGTAAAACATCATTCCTTAAACACATTGAACATAAACTCCTTACAGATGACACAGTAAAGGAACAAGGTTATGGAGTTGGATTTCTCCACTTTGAGGAACCTAACGGAGATACTGCTCTGGGGCTCCTTAGTATTCATAACAGTACTCCATACCATCTCCCTGACATTGAACGAGACCCTGCTCAACTCAGAAAGGCTTACGATGATGTTCTTAACAACAATCGCGCTGTTATTTGGGACCACTTTGGCAGCAACTCTGTTGATGCTGTAATTAACAAGATCAGGCATATGTCAGCCCTAGGGTGTAAATACATTGTTGTTGACCACCTCAGTATTATTGTGTCTGACCAGTCAGGTGACGAAAGGAAACAACTTGACGAAATCTCTACCAAAATCAAAACGCTTTGTATGGAGTTGGACATTGCCGTTTTGGCCGTTATCCATACAAATCGTCAGGGTCAAATTCGAGGGACCGCTGGTGTCGAACAACTTGCGAACATCGTTCTTAGGCTTGAACGTGACAAAACCGAGCCCAATGAATGGCGCAGGAATATTACTAAGCTTACAGTGGAAAAAAACCGATTCTGTGGTTATACGGGACCTGCATGTTACCTTTGGTACAACAAAGACACAGCGAGGTTAACTGAATTAGACACTGAAGAAGCTCAAATCTTTGAAGCTGGTGGAAGTATCCACGAAGCTGATAAACCATGGGAGAATTAAGTGTATCTAACCATAGGTAACGATAAATATTGGGCAATCGACATTGAAGGTAACGATTTGTACCCCGCTGTGTCCCGTATTTGGTGTGCTGTGGTTCATAATCTTGCGACTAAGGAAACCGTACGTCTTGTCGGTCACAACCAAATTAAGGAATGGTTTAAAAATCAACCTAAAGATATAAAACTTATAGGTCATAACATCCTAGGGTACGACATGCCCGCCTTGAACAAGGTTCTAGAGACTAACATCACAGTCAAGCAATGTATTGACACCATGTTGATGTCTATGTTCTACAATCCTTCTATGGATGGTGGTCATTCTCTTGGGGCTTGGGGTAAACGTCTAGGGTTTCGTAAAACAGAGTTTAATGATTTCTCAAAGTATGTGTCTGAGATGCTTGACTACTGTGAAAACGATACTCTTCTATGCGCCCGTGTCTACAGACAGCTCGTAGCTCGTATGCGTAAGGAAGGTTTTACCGAACGTGGTATTGAACTAGAACACAAGTCTTGGTATCTGACTAAGCAGCAGCAGCTCTATGGTTTCCCTTTTAATTTCCAAGAGTGTCTTGCGCTTTACGCTGGTATTAATGAACAGCTTGATGATATTAAGAAAGAAATATATACGTTCTGGCCTCCGAGCCTTGAGATTGTTAAACAATTCAAACAGGCCCGCAAGAAAGATGGTTCATACACCAAAGGGTTTCTCGAACACCAGAAACAATATGTACGAGTACAAGAAGATAATAATGGAGGATACTATGCTTACGATTACGTAGAGTTCAACCTTGCCTCTGGCGACCAGCGCCGTGAAAAACTATTGGCTCTTGGATGGAAGCCACGAGAGTTTACAAAACCATCTAAGACACACCCCAATGGTCAAGCAAAGGTTACTGACAAAGGAGAACTTGTTCCCTCTCTGGTTGAGTACGTAAAAGAGAGTGGAAAGAAGGAAGTTGAACTAATCGCCAAGTGGTTAGATTATAACTCTCGTGCAACTATGCTAAACACTTGGATGGATAATTATAACGACAAAACTGGAAGAATACATGGAAATCTATGGTTGGCTAACACTCTTCGTTATCGCCATTCTAACCCCAACACTGCTAACATTCCTGCCGTACGGCTCTCAAAAGATGGTCGGCCTTTACGTGGGGAAGAAGGAGCTTACACTTACGAAGCGAGAGATTTGTGGACTTGCAGTGACCCTGTTAATCGTTCTCTCGTTGGCGTGGATGCTAAAGGTATTCAGTTAAGAGTACTTGCTCATCATCTAAACAATCCTGAATTTATGGAGGCAGTGGTCAATGGAGACCCACACACTTACAACCAAAAGATTGGCGGTATTAGAGATCGTCCTACAGCAAAAACTTTTATCTATGCTTTCCTCTTGGGAGCAGGAGACGCTAAAATCGGGGAAATCGTTGGGGGAACGGCGCAAGATGGCCGTAAACTTAAACGACGGTTTATTGGCAATTTCCCAGGACTTGAACGACTACTTATCGACCTTGAACGACAGGTGGAGAGAACTGGAAGAATTGTCCTTTGTGACGGAACTCCAATCCTCGTGCGACAAAACCACACAAGGCTTGGGTATCTGCTCCAAGGAGACGAAAATCGAATAATGAAACAAGCTGCTGTTTATATTAGACAAATGTGCGTACGAGATAAATTAGATTCTTTTAAAGTTGGAGATATTCATGACGAACATCAATACGACACACTCAACGAACATGTTGATCCCCTCAGAAGTAATGTTCTTCCTCGCGCTTTCCGTGCTGCTGGGGAGCGTTTTGCTTACAGGTTGCCAATAGATTGCGACAGCAAAGTAGGAAAAACTTGGGCAGAAACACACTAAGGAATAAAAAATGAAATTTTCATTAATGTCTGATTTACATTTAGACTTCCCTCAAAAAAATATCCCATTCGAACTTTTAGAAAAAAACATAATTGTTGCAGGAGATACGTCTAATGGTCTTGAAGGTCTCAAGTTTCTTGATAAACTAAAACGTAAAGGTTTCAACGTATTAGCTTGTGATGGCAACCACGAACATTATAGTAACATATCTCAAAATCGAGTCGCTGAAGAAACTGCCTCACGATTTCGTGAACGTTTTCCGGGTAATGGTGAATTTGAAGGTGTACCTGTAATTCTCCGTAACGGATGGTATCTGGTGACAGAAGAAGAGTTGTGGCTCAATATCATGAATGATAGCAAGAGATGTTTACTTACTAAAGAGGCCGTAAACAATCGTGCGTATATGAATTATTGTTCTATTCATCAGAAACTTAAAGAGTGGAAAGATTTTCAGTACAAAGGTATTGTAGTTACCCACACTGCTCCTTGTACAGAAACTCTTGATCCTAAATTTGAAGGTCAAATTACTAATGAATGGTATCATAACCCTTACATGAAAGATTTGATTCAAGAATTTTCTGAACAAATTCTCGTGTGGTGTCATGGGCATACTCATGCGTTTGCTGACAAGATCGTAAACGGAGTTCGGGTGGTGTGTAATCCTCGTGGATACCCCGGCGAAAACCCTAACTGGAAACCTTTTACCATAGAAGTGTAAAAAGTTAAAATAGTTCTTGACTTTTGACACAAACTCTGGTATAATACTCTTATAAAGGATAGAAAGAAATATTCTTTATAATGGTAATTACCAATTATTACCTTTTGAAAGGAAAATTTAAATATGTCTGATAATATTACTACATTGGTTTATCGTGGTAAACTTCAATACGCTAAGGTTCTCGGTGAACCTGTCCCTAACTACGCTAAGGACGGTAAAGAGTGGAAGTTTGATTTCATCCCTAACGACCCTGACAATGCCGCTAAGGAGCTTAAGAGTCTTGGTGTAGGTGATCGGCTGCGTTCGGCTGAGAACACTGATGGCGAACCTCGTTACGACGGAGCAAAGTTTTTGACGTTTAAGCAACGTGCTGAACGCAACGATGGTAGTCCTAATAACCCCGTACGAGTTTTGGATATTCATAACAACCCTTGGCCGCAAGATGTTCTTCTCGGTAATGAAACAGTTGCAGATGTCAAGTTCGTAGTTATTGATAACGGTAAGGGTAAGTTTAAAGGTATCTAT